ATAGTATCTGTGATACCTTCGCCCTCTACATTAAAGTCTCCACTTGTTCCCGGCATGACATAGTATGTGATATCATCTGCACTGACACTAATTTCTTTAGCCATTTATATCCTCCTTCTTAGGGGTATTAATATTTTTTCTGTAAACTACTTCTGTATCTTTATATCCAGCTCTTTCAAGAATCTTACCAAAATTAGCATACACCTTAGTTCTCATTTGAACTTGATGTACACCCATCTTGTTTAATATTTCTTCTGATTCTTTTAGGAGTTTACTACCTAGAAACTTCCCCCTATATTCAGGAAGGATGTAAAATAAATCATTTATTGCACAAATAAGTTGCTTATAGTGAAAAGAGTACTGCAATACAAAAAATGAATAACCGATTAGCTTATTTTCCTCTCTCACTGTAAAGATAACTAAGCCACCATATTTATTTAGTTCTTCATACCCTTGTATATGTGGATTAAGCTCAATAGATTCTTTATCCAATGCAATTTCTTCATAATGCTTTTTCCAGAGAGGTTGCACTTCATCTATGACTTTATTAAAATCTTCTTTTTGAAAAGTTATCACTGTATACTCTTCCTGTTACCTACATTTGGCCCATCCACGACTATTCTAAAATTCAATGAGAATTTTGCGCATCTATTCCCATCGTATCCAAGGAAAGTGATGTCTGATCGCATAAGAAAACTCTCGTAAATATTCGTTCCAATAGTTGTTGGGTCAAGCCCTAATAGCTTATTCTTTATTTCTTCTGCTTTAGTCCATGCTGCCGCATAACCTTCAATGTCAGAGCGAACAATTATCTGTATATCTTTATAATCCCGAGTTAATGTAGGGACTGGAGCTGGGCCTCCAGTATCAAGGAGTAATATTGAAAAATTAGGAGCAGAATCAGGCAAGTCCCCAACATACATATTCGTCCCTGATACAGCTATAGCAGCAGTATTTAGAATCGAAGCTATTTCAACGGCAGGTGATGTCATTTAATTACATTCCTTTCAGCATCCGCTATTATCCTTTCAATATCTGCTTCAACTTCATTTAAAGCATTCTGAAGAAATTTTGGTGTTGTTCCGGGAGTAGTTGGGTTCTTATACGATGTACCATATAGTTCATGCTGGTACACGGCATGATCTGCTGTATAACCTATCTCAACCGTATATGAATCCTTCGTCTTTTCATCTACTATATAAGATGAGTCTCTTAAATCCCCATTATCTAGGGGAGCATATCGATTAGAAGTGTTTAGGACATTTAAACCAACTTCATAAAGAATCTCTTCACCTTGAATCTTCAGTTTATCTAGAGCAATTTGAAGATTATTAGAGACTTCTTTAAGTGCTTTATCTGCTGATTCTTTACTCTTAATATAAGAGACACTAGATTTGTTTATTCTGCCAGCCATCAGACGATTGCTCTTCGCATAAAATCTGTAGCTTTTAGGTTAGGAGTCTTACGGAAATTCTTAACTTCATAAGCCCCTGTAGGAGGCGTAGTGCTTACATTTGAACCAAGGTACAAGTAATCCCCTACGATAATATCTTCTCCAGTGTAAATCACTGCATTAGATGTAAATTCATTCCCTTGAAAATCTACTGTTTTTATCTGAGTATCTTCCCAGCGAACTTTTATTGATGTTGAATTCCAAGAGGAGTTACCATATATGTCTGTCCCTGCTGAAGTCCATCTAGTCGCTGTTTGGTTTCTGTTTCTTTGACTTAATTTCATTCCGCAACTCCCTTATTTCATCTAGTACTTTAATCTCAAAGATTTTCTTTCTGAATCCTTTCTTATATTTAAGAGTACCGGGGCTTATGTACCCATATCTTGTCCAATATTGAAGAGTAGTATTAGTAATCCCAAGGTATTCTGCTGCCGCTAATGGAAAGAGGTATTTTTCTGGGGAATACCAATTATGTCTTTCATAAACACTTGTTGAATCAAAATACTCCCCGAGAATCTTCCTACGTTTAACTCTATTAGGGTAAACAGCGGCAACAGTATTCATGTTCATACATCTGTCAACATAATGTCTTCTCTTTTCATCCTTGTGTATTGGTGGAAATGGACACTTTCTATTAGCCATGTTAAGCTCGGAATATTTCGTTTATACTAGAAGCTCCAGTAGCACCCAAATCTCTTAACATTACTTTTACAAATGAATATGATTTAGAGCTATATCCACTGGTGTATGAAATCGAAGCATCTCCATAAGATTCTGACACAACTCCCTCACCATCTGTAGAATTCAAAGCTTCTGTCAAATGTTGTAGAGCTAATTCGCAGGTAGCATCTTTGAGCAACTGAGGGATTCCAGTAATTATCCTTCCCTCTGAGTCATAAAATGATACTCTAGGCCAATCGGTTGTTTGAGTAGTTGTCAGAATTGTTGAGTACCAAGAAACATTCTCATCAAGCCAACGAGTGGCATAGATGAGGGCACCTTGTACTTCTGCATCAGTGTATGCTAAAGCTACCGTATTATTTCTATCAGTAAAATATGTAGTCCATTCAGCTACAGAAACATACGAGTTAGCTCCTGTTGCTAATCCATCATCTGTTTGGACAACAAATGCCATTATTCATCACCATATTGGAGATTATTTTTATCTGCATATTCCCTAATAAGTTGCTCTGCAATGACTTTATTCTTGGCGTCTAGACCAGTTAGGTCTTTCACGTATTTCCTAAAAGCGCTAAATTTAGAGAATTCTTTATAGGTCTTTAACTTAGTAGGATTTGATTCTTCAGAAGACATCTCTTGCTTTTTTGATTCAATCAATTCACGAAGTTCTTTTTGAGCTTCTTCTTGATCTTCCCGACCTTCGTCAACTGTAGCAATGGATGTGTGAATGCCTTTTACTTCTTCTTCGGCTTCTTGCTTTTCGACTTGCAGGTCATCGTTCAGTACCTCTTCTTGTTCATTACTAATGGACGGTTCGATTTTTTGAACAATATCCTCTTTGAAATAGGCACGGCCTTCTGTATCCCTGCCTTCATTTGCAGGATAATCTCTTACACCATAGAATTTTTTAAGCGTCTCTGGAAATACAGGATATTCTGCCACACCATTTACGAATTGAATATCACGGATTTTAATTGTTTGTCCTTCGCGAGGACCGTGCAAATAAAGCTTCAAAGTTTTTCTCCTAGTTTCACTTTTAGAATGTATCTACTCATATATTTTAAAAGTGAGCCTACTAAGAAGGAGTAGCTTCTGTTCGGCTCAAATCTAATTAGGTATTAAGCACCGGAAGGTGTAATGCCAGAAAGTGCTACCAGACCTTTATCGGACATGTTAGCAAGACCTGCATACATTTTGACCATGTAGATCTCTTCATCATAGTCTTCAGAATGACCAACCGGAACAACACGCATTCCAGCATCACCCATTGCAGTCAGACCAGTGATACCGTTACCACCTCCATCATCCCAACAACCCATGAACAGAGTCGTTGCATCGGTGTTAGCCCCTTGAGTCTGATTAATAGTGATGTAGTCATTACGGAAGATTGGAACACCGCGATAACCCATTACTTGAGAACCATCAGGAAGAGTAACAACTTCATTGATAGAAGCACCACCAAGAGCACGAAGCAGGCTCATATATTTACGAATTTCACGATCATTCATAAGCATATAATCCACTTGACCATCTTTGGAAGTTACAAGAGACATACCTTCGTCCAGTTTCTCAAGGGTCAGAATATCTCCGTTAGCATTAACAGCAGAAACGGTCTGACCAGCAGATACCAGATTCAGAAGACCATCGAACTCATTGGTAACAAGAGCATCACCATTGATGAACAAGTCTTGGTATTTACGACCTACGGATTTAGCTTTAGAGCTAATCTGAACAGCAGCTTGGTCAGTGTAATTGGAACGAGTAGCCTGTACCAGACCATTCACAGCAGCTTTACCGATGATAGTGGTCAGACTAGAGGTTACGTTGGTGAAAGTTGCTGGGTTATTCGCAGTAACTTGAGTACCAACACCTGCAACCATTACGTCACCAAGGACGTTTTCACGGTTGTAGGAAAGAGCATTACCTTCAATTTCCATGAAGGGCATTACTTGGTATGATTGATTTACGGTAATTACATCGGAAATTACACCAGACAGCAATTGATTTTGAGTGAGTTTTGCAGACTCTGCGAGTGTCACACTAGTAGGCATTGTGGCCTCCTTTGTAGTTTATTAATAAATTGGATTTGAGCCACCACAAGTGGCTACTAACGATACAAGTAAAATTAGCTTACTTGTGATAGTGGCTCCCCCACCAAACTTTACGCCTACAAAGTGTCCCACTTATTTGGCAAATTATAATAATATTTCTAGTCCCTTATGAGGTAGTTATTTTTGTCTCATGAGTTCCTGAAGGCCAGCCCCAATCTTGTCTCTTGAAGACATTTCAGCAGGCTTAGGTCCACCAGCAGGTTTGCTAGGTTGCATACCTCCGCCTTTTTTTGCTTGTACAGTGAATGAGCTAGGCCATTTAGCTTGGAATTCAGGAATCAAATCAGCAATAGTCATATTCTGACCATCACTTCGTACTCGTGGGTGTCCTTCTGCATCAACAACCACTGGTACAAGTTTTCCATCATCTTCTTCAAGGCGCATTGCACCAGTTACTTTCGGAAGAATTAATTCAAGATGCTCTGGAACAATACCTGCTTCAGCAAGTGCATTTGTTGCAGTATTGTCAACCATCAAATTCTTAAGCTGAGAAGTAAGATTGCTTATTTGCGTATCTCGCGAACCAACTTCAGTTTCATGGAGTTTCTGCCATTCTTTTTGTTGTTTGGTTAGTTTTGTACTAGACTTCTCTTCAATCTCTTTAATCTTAGCTTCCGCAATCTTAGCGGCTTCAGATTCAGGATCTAGTTTGGAAAGCTCTTCATATTGCTTCTGTAGTTTTTCAAATTCTGTCTGTGTCTTTGTCAGGCTTTCTAAATCAACGCCTTCAAATTGCTTGGAAAGAGAATTATATTTTTTTTCAAATTCCTTCCTATCAGTTCTCTCGCGCCCCAAGGCAGTTTTGAGGCCATCTACATTTTCAATGGCATATCCGTTTGAAGGTTCGGCATTTAGAATATAACCTTCTCCACTTTCCAGTGGTTTATAGAAGTCACGAAGGTTCTCGTCTACAGTCTCAATATTTTCTACATAAGTACTAATTGGCATCTTGATTAAGTCTCCCACTTATTGAGGTTTGGCATCTCGCCGGTTATTGTGGATTATTCCACTGGTTCAGAAGGATTATCTTCTTGTAATTTAGGATTATCTTCTTGTAATTTAGGATTATCTTCTTGGTTAGAAGTCCCAGATTGGGGTTGTTGAGGTAGCGTCACGCTATTCTCTGCTTTAAATCTGTCACTTAAAACGCCTCTGCGTTTCATCTCTTTTACTGCTTGTTCTACGGTGATTCCTTGATTGTCTATTAAGAACTGTGCAAGGATATCTATTGTATTTGGTCCATCAGGAGTGTCTAGGTTATCAGCAATAGTGACTACAACATCATCTACTTCAAGATTCAGCCATTCTCCGGCAATTGTATATCCTTGCTGGAGACCAGTTTCAATATTGTTAATCATGATTTGAAGCAGTGAGATTGATTCAGATTGGTCAATCTTTCTTGCCCCTAGTGTCTGGCGGTCTACGCTCTTACGGATAATTAAATCCGAACCTAGGCTCGCCATTCGCTCTTCAAGATCTTTAATAGATTTCTGAGAAGCTGCTATGGCTGCTCCAGAGTGCTCTACGTAGTTCAGGGTTGCGGATGGGTCCGTTGCCGTAATTGCCCTATTTGGGCCTATCTCAGCGCCATTCAACTCGCCTTCTGCGAATCCAGCACCAAAAAGAATTGGAACATTTGCAACATGCTCTATATTATCTACGTCAGATAACTTTTGATAATGTCTCAGATTAAGCCATGCTAAATCCTCAAGAGGAGGTTCAGAGGTCATGAATCCAGTCTTTTTACCATAAACAGTGACCAGAGCAATATAACCAAGTTCGTTAGGATAAGTATCAACCATACCCCATTCATCTTTCTTACCCTCTCGCCATATCTCATGACGGTCTGGATAGATGACTCGAACTTGTTCTACTTCATCGTAGCCCCATTCACCATCTGATTCATAAACCTCTTCTTTAATACGGATACGAGTCAGAATATCTCTGCCACCGACTTTCTCACTATCCCATGAGATTAAATTCTTTGGGCAGATATGTGTGAAATAAGGACGAATCTTGTAATTAGTTTGGTCTGCAAGCGTTACACGTTCTTCAATTCTCGGCATATCTACATAAAAATGAGACTTACCGAAAGGACCAACACAATCTTGTAAAAGCGTATTGGCAAAATCTGTTAAATCTGTTCCATCGCTGTCACAATCCTCTTCGATATAAGAGAGTTTGTTAGGGACATTATCTATAACTACAGCACGAGTAAAAGGAAGACCACTCAGAACTTGCACAGTACGTTTATATGCGTTATATAGTACAGTCCTACGTAAACGGTTGTTATAAGCTCCTGTGCCCTCTCTAGGCTCTTTAGGGAGCCATTTCTCACGCTTCTCCAGCATCTCATGAGTTCCACCCATAAGGTCTAGAGGTAAATCCCAGCGTTCCATCATCTCATTATAC